TATAGAAGGAACAGTAGAAGAATGGACACCAATGACTACAGCAGGCTGGACTAGAGCATTAATGACAGGCAAAAAGTTTACTGTAGGCCTAAATGGGAAAAGAAATGTAGGTGATGCAGGTAATGACTATGTTGCAAGTACTGCATGGAAAGATGGATTAGATTGTAGTACTAAAGGTGAGATACAATTTCCTGATGGAGCTAAACTAAAATTTGATTGCGTTATTAATGTTAAAAATATAGGCGGCGGAGATAGTACAAATGTTGCACCACTAGAATTTGATATGCAAGGTGATGGAAAACCAGAATATATTCAAGCACCTAGTGCAGGAGTAGGAGCATAAGGAGGTAATATAATATGGCAAGAGTTTATGATATTATAAGTAGATTAGAAAATGGTAATCAAAGACCAGTTGTAAAAATTGATGCTGAGCATGAATTTAAAATTAATAATAGTAAAGCTGCTGCATTTAGAATAATGGCTTTAACAGAGGATGAAAAAATAAAAGAAAATGAAAGAATTGAAGGAATAATTATAATAGGCTTAGGAAAGGAAGCTTTTGATTATATTGAAAGTATTGACTTAAGCATGCCTAATTATAATTTAATAATAAGTGCAATAATGGCAGCCATAGGGGATGTAGATATA